TGATGGATCAGATTTTGACGATACGTCTCTATGCGGCGGGCATTGGCATCGTAGTCGGGGAGTTCCTTGGCAGTTTCGACGATCTGCTCTATGCCCTCGTCGCATTCGTCGCGACGGACTATGTTACTGGTGTTCTCCGTGCGATTGTGGAGAAGAAGTTGTCCAGTGCGATCGGCTTTAAGGGAATCTGCAAGAAGGTCTGCATCTTCACCCTTGTCGGCGTGGCGAATGTCCTCGATGTCCACATCATCGGGAGCGGATGCGTCCTGCGCTCTGCGGTGATCTTCTTCTACATCTCGAACGAAGGAATCTCGATCATCGAGAACGCAGCACGAATGGGGCTTCCCATTCCACAGAAATTGCAGGACATGATGCACAGCCTCAGAGATAAATAACTGCTTTAACCTCAACGCCCGGCGAATCTTCGTCGGGTTATTTTTTTGCCCGAACAAGTGACCACAAGAGCCGTTTTTGTCCGCTGTTCCATGAAGGGAGATATTGACATGAGCAAGGAAGAAGGACTTCGGGAAATGACGTATCAGATGGTGATGCGTGCTTCATGGAAAATGCTGCAGAGCGGGCTTTTGTCAGAAGACGAGTATCTTGCGTTTGAAGCGAAAATGCGCGAGAAATATCGCCCCGTCATCGGGCTTCTATTTTCAGATATTGACTTGCTATCGTGCGGATAGTACGGGAATATGGGACTGGAAAGGAGGGAGCACCATGAAGATACGAAGAGTCCAACCAAGCCCTATATTGCAGAAAAAGCTGCGTGTTGCGGCATACGCCCGCGTCTCTGTGGATACGCTTCACCACTCCCTTGCAGCGCAGGTCAGTTACTACAGCAATCTCATCCAGAAGAATCCTGCATGGGAATACGCAGGCGTGTACGCAGATGAAGGTATCACAGGCACAAGTACCACGCATCGGACGGAGTTCAAGCGGCTGATCGCCGACTGCAACGCCGGGAAGATCGACTTGGTGCTTGTCAAAAGCATCAGCCGCTTTGCCCGTGACACCGTGGATTGCCTTCATACCGTCCGACGGTTGAAAGAGAAGGGGATCGCCGTTCGTTTCGAGCGCGAGAACATTGATTCCACATCCGAGGACGGGGAACTCCTCTTGACGCTGCTCGCATCCTTTGCGCAGGAAGAGAGCCGGAGCATCGGTGACAACATTCGGTGGGGTGTGCGGCGACGATTCGCAGAGGGGATTCCGAACGGACATAAACCGCCTTACGGCTACCGATGGGACGGAGAGATGTTCCGCATTATCAAAGCAGAGGGTGAGATCGTCAAGGAGATATTCCGTAGATACCTTGCTGGGGAATCTGCCTACGCCATCGCAAAGAGTCTCGCATGGCGCGGAGTCACGGGACGGCAGGGGCGACCAATCGAGCAGACCACGGTCAAAGACATCCTCTCAAATTGCTCCTACACGGGCACAATGGCATTGCAGAAAAACTACATCAGCGAGGGGCATATCCGTAAACGAAATAAGGGAGAATTGCCTATCTACATGGTGGAGGGAATGTTCGAGCCTCTGGTGTCAAAGGTAGATTTCGACAAGGCACAGGAGATACGGAAATGGAGAGCCGAAGGGGCTGCGAATCGAAAAACGGTTCTGCTTCCCTTCTCAGGGATGGTGAAATGCGGATGCTGCGGCGGCGGCTTCAGCAGAAGAACCGCAGGGAAGTACAGACGGTGGGGCTGCAACACAAGAGAGCGGAAAGGTAGGGAATCCTGTGACAGCCGTCCGATCAAGGAAGAGGAACTTGTGGCTGCGGTCAGAACCGTCATGGAGAAGGATGTTTTCGCTGTCGCAGAACTCAGGCGCAAGGTGTCCAAGATTGTCATTCACGGTGATCGAATCGACTTCCATCTCGTCAACGGGCGCATAAAAAAGATTGCCCGAATCTACACAGGGCAGCGAGGAAGCAATCCCTTCACCAACAAAGTGTACTGCGCTTCCTGCGGCAGCAAGTGTGAGCGTGATACTTGGACGAAGGGAACTAAGGTATGGTCTTGCAGTCAGCCGCGCACGAAATGCCGATTGAAACGACTGCCCGAATCCGAACTAAAGGTAGCGGCAGAATCCTTGTTCGGCGATGGCTACGAGGGCAAGATCGTACAGAACGTAAAGCGGATTGTCATATCCGATGATGAAGTCATATTTCAACTCAAAGAAGGAGGCGCGTACCGATGGCAAAGACAGTGCGGATGATTCCTGCAACTCCCAGAGTGTTTCGGTCGGAAGTTACGGCAGAACCAAGACGGCGCAGGACGGCAGGATATGCCAGAGTTTCGACCGATCATGAAGAACAGGCTTCCAGTTATGAAATGCAGATGGCGCATTACAAGAACTACATTGAGAGCCGCGCAGACTGGGATTTCGTCGGCATGTATTCGGACGAAGGGATAAGCGGCACGAACACTAAGAAACGCGATGGCTTCAACCAGATGATCGAGGATGCCCTTGCCGGCAAGATTGACCTCATCATCACCAAGTCCGTCAGCCGATTTGCAAGAAACACTGTGGACTCTCTCAAAAACGTCCGCAAACTCAAGGAAAACGGTGTAGAAATTTACTTTGAAAAAGAGAACATATGGACGTTCGACACGCGTGGAGAACTCCTTATCACGATTATGTCCAGCCTGGCTCAGGAGGAGAGCCGCAGCATCTCGGAGAACACCACATGGGGCAAGCGCAAGCAGTTCGCCGAGGGCAAGACCAGTGTGGGCTACAGTGCATTTCTCGGCTATGACAAGGACTTCGAAATCAACGAAGAACAGGCGAAAATTGTAAGGCTCATCTACAAACTCTTCCTTGGCGGGCGATCCTTCTATGCCATCACCAAGGAGTTGGAGAAGCGTTGCATCAAATCCCCGTCGGGAAAGGATAAGTGGTACATTTCCACGGTGCGCTCCATCCTCACGAATGAGAAGTATCGCGGTGATGCACTGATTCAGAAGGAATATACGGCAGACTTTCTCGATAAGACGCGACGCAGAAACATGGGAGAGATTCCGCAGTATTATGTGGAAGAGCATCACGAGGCGATTATCCCGCCAGATTTGTTCGACTTTGTGCAATCGGAGATAAAACGCAGAGAGCAGAACGGCAAGCACAGCGGCGTGAGCATCTTCGCGAACAAAATCAAATGCGGCTGCTGTGGTGGTTGGTACGGGGCGAAGGTGTGGCACTCGACGGACAAGTACCGCAGAGTCATCTATCGCTGCAACAAAAAATATGCCCACAAGGGCAAGCCGTGTGGTACGAGGCACTTGACGGAGGAGGAAATCAAACAGATTTTCGTCAAGGCACTGAACTCCTTGATGGAAGTCAAAGAGAACGTGATTGCCGAATTGCGATCACTGATTGACAGCGTTTGCCAGATGGAGGAGCTGACTGAGGAGCGTAACAGAATAGAGCAGGAACTCGGCGTTTTGACAGAACGGCTTGAAAAACTGATTCGTGAGAATGCACGGGTGGCACAGGATCAGACGGCGTATCTGAAACAGGAAAATGAGATTCGCGCACTCTATGTGGAAAAGCAGGGGCATCTAGCGAGGTTGGATGAGCAAATTGCAGAGAGGGAGAGCAAGAGAAATACCTTGGAGGGCATGATTCAAGTGGTATGTGGGATCAATGGAGAGTTAGTTGAGTTTGACGAGGAGCTATGGGGCGGACTGCTTGATCACATTGTGGTCAAGGAGGATGGCGCGGTAGTTGTTGTTTTCAAGGGTGGGATTGAGACTGCAATTGAGGGATGAAGATATAAATTCAAGAGATCACCTTTCACGCAAAAGATTCCATTTACCAGAAGTAGCCTCGCAACAGACGCCGCAAAAAGGGACTGTTGCACGAAGGTAAATTTATCTTTGTGCAACAGTCCATCTTTTCGTATAGGGGCAGATCGGCGAAACAACGGTAACGAAAACTTGCACCTCTACAGAAATAGGGCACACGAATAAGGACGATTGCAATGCTCGCCCTTATTCGTGTGCCCTTATTGATTTATTTCCGACGTCTTCTTATGCCGCTTCTCTCAATGATACCAGATGCCGCTCCAACGTGCCGCTCTGTATCTTTTGATGCAGTTTGAAGACGTTGTGTGCCAGTGCCAGCAGAATGGTCTCACCCAAGACATTCGCACGCCCTCTCGTAAGAAAGCGGCGAAATCCAAAGGCTCCCTTGATCTGTGCAAAGACACCCTCTGCCTGGATGCTGCGGTTCATCCGCAGGACGATGCCTTCCGTGCTCTTGATCCGTGCAAGGTTCTTTGCACGCTCTCGTTGAAAGACCTTGGCAACCTCCAATCTCTTGGTTCGTTCCTCCATTGGTATCTTGCTGTGGTTGCCATGGATGCACTGCTTCTTTCTTTCGCAGCCGTTGCAGTCTGTACACGTGTACATGGTCTTTTCGCTCACATACCCGCGCGCACTCTTTGTCCTGCGCGTCCCCGTCACAACAAGTCGCCGCCCCTCAGCGCACCGGTAGACATCCTCCGCCGCAAGGTAGTTCATGTTCTCCCGCCGCCCGATGTCCTGCTTCCATTTGCGCTTCTTGCTCACTTCGTAGTTGTTCGGCTTGATGTAGGAGGCCTGTCCCTTTTCCCTCAAATACAGGTAGTTCTCCTCACTCTCATATCCTGCATCGGCGACGAGTTTTCGGCTCCTTTTTCCGATGTGTGCATGAAAATCCTCCAAAAACGGGATGAGTGTCCGTGTATCTGTTGGGTTCGGGTAAACACCTGCCCATACGATAAAGGATGCCTTCACGCCATATTGCAGATTATATGCCGGCTTTAACTGACCGTTCTTCATGGCATCTTCTTTCATCCGCATGAAGGTCGCTTCATAATCTGTCTTGGAAAAGCTGTTGCGATCTCCGCAGATGTGCAGCTTCTTTGTGTAGTCCTTCAGACGGCTGATGTAAGAGTCCAATGTCTCCATGGTACGCTGAAGCACGGTCTTTCGTCTTCCACTCCCGTAAACGAAGATGATGTTTTGCTCTTTTTGGATGCGTTTCAAACGTCGGCGCAGACGTTTCAGATGGTGCAGGCGAATCTCAGAGCCACGGCGCAGGTGAATACCGAACTCTTTTTCTACGCCGGCAAGAAAGGTGTCGAGTTTCTCCATGAGTTTGGTACGGTTCTTTGCAACGCCTTTTTTCCAAACGAAGGTGTACTTGCCCGCAACGGCTTCGATCTTTGTACCGTCGACAAAGAGGTTCTCAAACGAGATGGCTCCAACGGATGCAAGAAACTGTGCCATTTGTGCCAGAATCTCCTTGGCGCAGGGGGCAAAGTGATCCCTGCGAAAACGGGCAATGGTTGTGTGATCCGGTGCGGGTTGCCCTTCGAGCAGATACATGAAGTGGATGTCCCTTAGGCATACCTCCTCGATGCGGCGGGAACTGTAGATTTGATTCATGTATGCGTAGATGAGGATGGCAAGCAGCTGATGCGGTGATACGCGATTCCGCTCGGCACGCCGAAAGTTCCTGTAAAGAAGAGTAAGATCCATTTGATGGTTGCTGGAGCAGGAGACGAACGGGATCGTCCTTCTTGATTTGAAATTCAAAGTTGAGGAGGAGACTGGGTTGAAATGTGCCTCCGTAGGATGTATAATTCTTATGTAAAATTTGTTGCATACTCATATTTTACGCCAGAAGCCGGTGTTTTCAAACACCGGCTTCTGTATTTTGCACAAAATTTGAGGCTGCTGCACGTTTGTTTCGTGTAACAGCCCCTATAAGCCTCATTTAGTTACTCCATTGAAGTTTTCTTTTCAATGTATTCAAGCGATTATATGGAATTTTTTTCTCATGCTGCAACCGCCCTACTACAATCCCTGGGGCTATATTTTGAGAGTTTGCAAATCCACTTACCGCATTCTCTGTATAGTATGGCCCGCAGACTTGAACAAAGTACGCATATGCTGCATTAGGAATGAGCAGTTCCGATGCAAACCGGTTCGCTTCGTCCTCCCAGTCCGCATCTTCTCCCTCATAGGCAAAATCACGCTTGCCATGCAAGAAAACATGCCCCGCCTCATGAAAGAAGCTGAACCAGAACTGATCGTCCGTACGATACCGCAGACTCAACTGGATAATCGCACGATCCGAACTAACCCATCTTGTAATTCCATGAACAGGAACTTTCGGTAGCTCCTTCGTGAAAACTACTGCGACGCCGTTATTTGCACAGATTTCAACAACCTCATCAAGAACATTCTGTATGGGTTTTGTTGTCATCTCACGAATTTTTTTGACTCCGTCCAAAAAACCGTCACGATCAAAGGAAGCAATATTCATCTCAGCCGCCGCAATCTCCCCCTGCCTGAGCCATGCTGTGAGCGCAGGAAGGTCAACTGCATAAGTTTTCGATTTGCGAAACGCGATTCTTCCTACAGGAAGACACCCCCACTTGTTTTCCCATGCAGAAATTGATGCAACCGCAAAAAACGATAAAAGTTTATGAACATTCATCGCTACATCTTTACAGTCCTTAATCCATCCATACTTTCTCATATGGGTAAGAGGAAAATTTTTTAACCACTCTTTTCCCGCAGCAAGCTCTTCGGCGGCAGAGATACGTGCCAAATCGGCACGGTAATTCATCTCAAGATTATTCCAAAAGTGTGCCGGCACGTTCAATACACGTTCGAGCTGAATTGCTGTATCCGGTGTAATAGCACTCTTTCCCTTGATAATCTCGTTGATCGTCTTTTTTGGGCGTCCCATACGTTTAGCAAGCTCTGCCTGCGTCATCCCGATGTCCTCAAGAATCTCTAGCAGGGTATCTCCCGGAGGAATGGCAATATCCGGGCAGTATTTATCGTTTTTGTTTCCCATGATAATCCTCCACCTCCAAAATCATTATACTTGTTACCATGGAACGATCTACTCCACCATCTGTAAGCATAGGAAGTGGAGATTGATCCACTTTGAATATGAGGCGCGCCGGGTGAACCAAATCGACCGCATATTCATCGTCTCTTTTTCCGATCAGCTCATGGAGACGCGGCGGCGGCAAATGACTAATGACCGATAAATCATTCGCTGCACGAAGTTCATTCAGCCGTTGAGCAATCTTTTTCGCCATTGGTTCGCCCCACATTTTCACTG